ATGCCGGATTCCTCTCAACGCTAAGGCATGTCCCCGGAAGGATGTATGCATCGACGACCCATTCACGATCGGCTGGGTCGTATCCGCAGCAGTCACACGGATTTTCTTCATAGGAAATTGTGACGATGCATTCGCAGCACGAGTTATCGACAGGTGGTTCAGCAGGATCAGGGTCACTTGGAGTTGGCTCGAAGTACATCGCCATCTGGCCGATGTCTGCAGGGTCTCCCACAGGGACTCTGTCTCCAATCAGGTTGTTCCCGAAGCATGCTGCAGAAAGAGGTTCAATTGAGAATGAAGATGCAACAAGATTCATCCTTCCGTATTTTTTTGGCTGGCCATTAGACCAATCAAAAGGAAACGGAACAGGAAGAACCGGCGAGGGGTAGCCCGCAGATGGGGGCGTCGCATAGGGAGTCGCCGCAGACCAGAACTTCCCAAGTTGTCGCAGTACAAATTCCTCAGCGTACTCACACGACATCTTAAATTTTCGTGAAGTTGTGGCCTTCCCTGACTGGTATGACAACAGTCCGGATGGATGCACTTCCAAAACATCGAAATCGTAGTCGTTGTAGATGCTCATTTTGCGACCGCCACGCCCTTCAGGTTCTTCAATGCATCGACAGCCCGACCGCCGAATCCCTCGGAGAGTACCTTCATTCCTTCTCGCACGCCATCCGAAACGGCCTGCTTGATGTCTTCAGGCTTCAATTGCTGATTGTCGGGCTGCTGGAAGTTCATCGCACTCTCAGTGAACTGCCTCATAATGTCGCCGAAGAATGGCTGGAATCCTGTTCCTGCGGAGCCTTGTGGGACACGTGGGCGTGTGGCTGCGTCTCCGAACCCCTGTCCGTCATTGATTGCGCCGCGAGCCTCCTGAATCCGCCTGAAGTCCTCCAGATTCTGTTCTCGCTCTCTCTGTGCGTCTTCCAGTCGCTTCTTGCGACGAGCTTCTTCGTCGTTTCCTGACAGAGCGTTGATCTGCAGGTTCTTCGCGAACTCTTCCAGAGTCGTGAACTTCGCCGACTGTCGCTGCTTCTCTTTCAGTTCGAGAATTCGTTCTTCGAGCTTTTCACGTTCCTTCAGATTGGTCGACTGGAGTTGCTCGACTGATAGTAGAGATCGGACTTTGAACTCTTCTTCAAGGGTCTTGATTCCAGCGTCTCGCTCGGGAGTCTGTGGAACTGCCTTTTTGATTGCGTTGATCGACTCCGTGAGTATTCTCCGGCCTTCGTTGATCTGTGCGTCCAGTGCCAGAAGATCCAGATCGAAGTCGACATTCACATTTATAGCGACGGCGCGAGACAGGTCCAATTGGTCCTGAAGTTCAGTGACCTTCCGTGCTGCTGCGTCGAATGCGATCTCAAAGCTGTTGTTGATAATATTCTCTTGCTCACGAGCGATTTCTTCACTCTTCTTCAGTGCATCCTCAAGCACTGCGAATGTTTTATTGAATGACTCGAGAGCCTTGTCGTCGGCGAGATCCAGTTCGCCAATGTTCGTGCCGAGTGACTTCCGGAACTCAGCAATGGACTTCTGGGCACGAACGAACATGTCAGACGTACCCTGACCACCGATGGCTGCTTCTGATGCCGAGTTAATCTCTCTCTGCATCGTGAACAGAGTTTGCTTCAACTCTGTCATGATCGAGTTCTGGCCTTCCGCACTCTCGAATCCGAGTGCTCGGTCGAACCTATCAGCCCACTTCTGCACTGGCTCAAGGACAGGGAAGTCAGCATCACGAATACGAAGTCTCTTCTTTAGCCGATCCTGAACAGCTTTATCCTGCGCATCGATCGCAGCATTGAATTGCTCTGTCATCCCAAGAATCTGGGACATTCCTGAATCTTCAAATGGAGTCGCCTGATTAATCCCGTCGAACAGGTTCTTTATCGCATTCTTTTTTTGCTCAGAATCGAAGTTCAGATCATCGATCTGCTTCAGGATATCCAGAACTGAAGACGATGATTTCAATGCCCTTTCAAACGCTGCATTATCGGTGTTGAACTTCACATTGAATTCGATATCTTCGAATGAAGTTTTTAGTTCCTCTGAGATATCAATGAACTTGCCTTCGATGTCATTCAGTGATTCAAGCCACTCGACAAGCTTCGGAAGAACAACAATCGCCAGAGCGGATCCAATACCTGCGATCAACGGCAACTGCTGCGCCCACCCCGCAGGAAGTGCCTTTTGCACCGATGCGAGGCGAGACATGTCGTTCAAAAGAAACGCGACGTTATTCGCAGCACCTCGAATACCTCCGGCAAGCCCATTTAGGCTGTACCCAACTGCAAAGTCTTCGATCGCCTGCCCTGCCTGATAGGCGTTGTTCGAAAGAGTGTTGAATGACCTATTTCCACTTTGAAGCAGAGTCTCCTGCGTCTCATTCAACGCAGACTGCTTGACCTGAAGGTCTTCGTATGCACGCCTCAAATTATGAACGCTATCCGCAGTCCCGTCGAACATCTGTGAAAGCCGCATCACTTCTTGCTGCTGCTGCTTTATCGCGTATGTCATCGTGATAATGTTTGTGCGATCGTCACCGGAAATACCGCGTAACTGACTTTGAGTTGTGTTTGACTTCAGCGTCTCAGCAGCGATCCCTGATTTTGCAGTGGCAGAAACTTGATCAAATTCCTTACGAAAATACCTACTTGCAGACAAGTCGACGTTCAGGCGTTGCAGTCGCTGCTCAAGGCCCGGTAGTCGGTCCAATGCTTCCTGCAAAGCGAATGGGTCAGCATTCTCGGAGCCACGATCAAGAATCACGTTGATCTTACGTAACTCTGTGTTGATCAACTGCAGGTCCTTCTTCGTCGCATCCGTCTTGATCTCAGCTTTCACGAGATTCAATTGACGAAGTGACTCCTCAAGGTCCTCGACTTCTCGACGAACGTCGCGGAACTGAGATCCCAGCCCCGGTGGATTCGGTCCACCAGGTGGATTCGCCCCCGGAGGATTCGCTGGTGGATTTCCACCGCCACCCTGTCGACCGCCGCCAAGAGGATTCGTCGGACCAACTGGAGTGTTCCCGCCCGGTGGATTCGCTGCCGTCGCCTGCGCGGACGCTGCAGCCTGTGCTGCTGCAGCCAGTGCATTCGTCTGAGCGATCTGCTGCTGGATCGATGCAGAGATCTGGTCGTTCAGCACGACCAACTGCTTCTTTGCATCAGCCTCATCTTCCGTCGCAGCCACCAACGCAGCCTGCGCAGTGATTAGCTTCGCTGCTCGGCCCTCGGCAAACTTCTCGGCGCCCTGCTCCTGCCGTGCGACGTTCTCTTGTGCTGTCGCGACTCGTTCAGCCGCCTCAGCGACCTTCTGCTCGGCTGCGATGCGTGCCTTGGCAAGCTGATCGGTGTCCGTGACGATCTCAGCGCTCAGGGCGATCCTGCGGGACTCGGCTTCTGCGGATCTCTGGATCGCTGCAGTCAGTTCATCCTGAACTGCGATGGCTTCTTTCCCGCGAGTCTCAACGTACTTCGCACGACCACGCTCTTCGGATTCCAGATTCTTCTGAGCCAACGCGATTGGACCTTCGCCGGCCCCAGCAGAGAGAAGACGATCTCGCTCGGCGCGAGCGTCGGCAACTGACTGGTCTGTGAATTTGCTCTTCTCAGGTCTTTTGCTTCTGTCGACCCTTGCCTGGGCCTGCTCAACCTCACGCAGGGCTTCAATGTAATCTTTCTCAGCCTGATTGCGTTCCTTCTGGTAGTCGAGTATCTGCCGTTGGATCGCCGCGTCGTCAGAAGTCACTGATGCGTCGTTGGCGCTCAGGAGACGTGCATACTCCTTCTGTGCCTTCCCGAGAGAGTCGACAGCCTTCCGTTCTTCCTCAATGGCACGAAGGCGTGACGCCTCTGTGAACTGGGATCGGCCTGCCTTCGATGACAGGTCGAGAATCTGCTTCTGGAGTTCAAGGATTCGCTTTGCCGCCGCTTCCCGGCGATCGTCGGCGCGCGCGCGATCAGCTTCGAGTGTGGACTGCTGTGCTGCGTTGCCCTGCGAGGCGACGACATTCGGCCCTTTGATGACCGCAGCGCCGAACTTTTCCTGCATGCGTTTGATGGCAGCGTCGGTTACGTTATCGATCGCCGACAAAAAGTCCTTGTCGGGCTTGATGCTTACGAATGCGTCGAGAAGAACTTCGTCATTTCCCACCACGGAAATTTGCTCCAAGCGACAGGTAAGCCTCAACCAGAGTCAAACTCAGTGCATCGCCAAGAGTCAGGCCGCTGTTCTTTGTCACGGCGATTGCAAGCATCTTATACCTGTTTCCCTCGACATCCTCCACTGGAGACTTGCTCGTCATGTCGATTGAGACAGTTTTCGACTGCCCGGCTGACCCAGTTGCTACTGGTCGCTCGGGCCATCGGAGTTTTTTAGGTTGTGCGCCTCGTTCGTCGCTTCCATCGCGAATCGAATCGATTGCCGCTCCTCGGCTGTCCCAGACTCCCAGATCGCTTTAGAGCGATCGATTCCCTCCATGGGCGTCTCAGCCCGGAACTTCTGGGCGCCGCCTTCCTTGGACTTGAAGGGCACCTTCACCTTCGGGATGCATCTCCAGAAGTCATAGAAGAACCCTTCTTCCGATCTGTCGAAGAGGATCTCCTCCTCAAGACTCACGGAAGACGAGTTCTTGTAGACCGTCTCCATCGCACACTTCACGAGAGTCTTGTAGTTCTCTTCGTGGTTGGAGATCTCCGGTGGGAACCCTTGAATCAGGTCCCACGGAGCTCCTCTGCGTATTTTGATAAAGTCAACCTTCTCAACATAGCTGAGAAGGGTCTTTGGCTTTATCACAACGTCTTTTCCGCCGATAGACACTGTGATCATGTTGTTCCAATTACGATACTTGTGCAGCCTGACAAACTGGGAGTTCAATCCACTCAATCACATCGAAACCGTAGTTCCGAACCAGTGGTGCGTTCCCTGCGATGTTGAAGTCGTCGGGAACCGAAGTGATGCGAACCTTTGCTTCGAAGTGGATACCAGCGACGTTATCAGCAATCGGAGTTCCCGTGGCTTCGTCGCCGTCCCAGATGTTGTCGCAGTCAGCCGACCATCGGAGGCGATGGATCGAGTTGATGCACAGGCGACCCAGTTCTGTCCCGCCATGGCAAGCAACTGCCAGAGTCCCGACGTTAGTCACAGTACCACACGCAGACGTTTCATTTCCTGCCGTGGAACTTGTTACAAGCTTCGGCGTGTTCGCGGTCTGGGTCGTGCTGATTTGAGTGACGTGCGGGATCTTCTTCCACGCTTCAACGGATTCAGTTGTGTTTGTGTCGATCAAAACGCAGGCAGCAGAAACGCAGCACAAGTCGCCAGCAGTAAAAGTCATCTCATCTCTCCTCAAACAGACTCGGACGCCGAATCGGAAACTGACTCTGCGTTTACATAGATTCCACGGAACGAAAGCCGGTACACGACCATTCCGCCAGATGTATTAGTAATTGCCGATATTGGATCATTTCGCAAGCAAAAACAGCCGCAAACTCCCAGATCAACACAGCCTCGCTGGAAGATCCAGTCCTCGAGCAGGTCCCTGTAGGCGATTGCCATGGACCGATTGCCCTCTTTGAAGTACGCATTGATCTCGACCGAATGCACCTTCTGGACAGCAGACGAAGTCCTCAGGCCAGCCCCCGTCGACACGCCCAAGACAAGATACGGAGAGCAATCCTTGCATCCTTTCACACCAACGAAGTGATTCGCCGGCGTGATCTTCGTGCCTTGAATCCCTCGCAGGGTGTCAAGTATCGCAGTCTCGAGGCAGCACGGCATCAGATTCTCTCACAGCCTTAATGTTTTCAATCTTGCAGCCGAACTCTTCGACCACAATTGCCTCGGCAATCTCCGGATGGTACGTGTCCACTTGAATCGGAGTTCCCGCGCCATACACCGTGTATCGTGTCATCTTGCAGCCCTGAATTCCACTGCAGCAAACTGCCGCATTTTTTGTTTGGCCATTTCGAACCCCGGATTGATCCACGGTCTTTGAAGGACCGAGTCGCCATTGATTCTACCTTGATCCCATCCGATAAGGTAGTTCTTCTCGCGTGTCGTTACGTGACTCGGTGAAAATCCGACGACCGCAGAACTCCCGGAAGATGGTCCACTGTCGATGTAGTTTTTCAAGAACGTGATCTGTGTCCCGTTGAATCCCTGCGAGGACGTGTTGTTCGGCTGAAGGTATCCGTTAACGGGACCGTATCCGCCCTCTTTGTGACCGAAGTACGCATGCGGGATCTCGCCGGGACTTGAGTGCGGTGGAGCCGGATCACTCAGGATTTCCCGATATGTATCGGACAGTACTCGTGCAGCCTCAGCCGTCGCTGCCGCAACCTTCCGGGCCAGCAGTGCCTTGAACTCTTCTCGTTTATCCTCGAAGCGTACAGTCAGCACTTTCCTGCTCCAGCGTCAGGTAGAACGGGACAAGCGAGCCAGCGTCACGAACACCAGTGATTCGGTACGTCGCATCCTTCGTCTTGATCCGATGCCGTGAAGTCGGCTTCGTCTTCAGCGGCCAGCGAACAAGTTCGCCGGAGTATCGATAGACGATCTCATTCGAATCGTTCCGGGACTGCAGTGAACCTGATTCCGACAAGATCTTCCCGGTCGCACTTCCAACGCGAACGAGTTTCCCCTTCTCCTCGCAGTCGCCACAGTCCGTGCAGTCCAGTTCGAGGATCTCCAGTTTGTCCAACAACTGGAAACATGCGGCCACGGACCTCGCCCAGAGCTTTTTTACGCAAAACGAAGTCAATGTCTCGATTTTGTAGACAGTCCATTCTGTGCCCTCCGCATCTGTCACCACAGCGCCAAGGCCAATCTCAGCAGGCTGCTCGTAAGTCGACACCCGGAACACACCGTCATTCGGATGCACACCAGACTGCGGACTCACAGACTCCATCGGCATCCCGGAGAACCGGCCATGCCAAAAGGTTGTTGTCGTCCCGCAGTATTCGACACCCACAACGACGTAATCACAGAACGCTGTGAGCCATGTCTCGCAGTTGCACAGGTTATCTGCGCAGCAGGATTCAGAGGCAGACGAAGAGTGGCTCATCTCCGGTATCTCCGCTGGTTCCTGACTCGTGTGTTCGTGCCACATCGCGAAGATGGACACGTATACGGAGTGACGCACGGAACATGGATGAACTCGTAGAGCTCATCCTGAGATCCGCATTTCTTCTCCGAGTACATCTTCTGGTACGACTGCAGGACTGCGACTTTCGCCTTCAGGCCTGCAGTTCGATCGAACGTCGTGTCGCCTTCCTTGACGACTGCCTCGCACGAAGATGCCGTGATCTCGTCAGCGAGTTCGCAGATCTTTGTCTCGATATCAGCACAAGAAAGGCATGTCGCCATATCACACCTCGACGAGGTTTTTGTAATTTCCAGTTCGTGAATTGATCTCAGCGAACTGACTGAAGTCGCGGTTGAACTCGGTCTCGTCGATCGCTTTCTGAAGAGGCCAATCCTTGTCAGGCTTCAGCATGCATTCCGCCTGCTTGAAGCTGAATGAAGCGGCATACTTCTTCTTAGCGATCTCAAGTGAGATTTCGCGTGAAGACTGAACAACACGAGTCGGGCCACCGGGCATTCGCAACGCCCAAATCTTACTTGAACCTGCCATAATAATCCCCTTCACGAAAAAAGCGACGACGATGACTCGCCGTCGCTTCAGTTTATTTCTCGATGCCGGAATTCCGGTATCGGTTACTGAGAGTCGGACGCGCCGCCAGTCAGAATGATACCCTTCATCGGGTCCTTGATGTAAGCGTAACCCTTTGAATGACTGTCGTATCGTGCGACAATTCGTCGAGCCTGCTCTTCGGCACTCAGGTTCAACCGGCGAACTTCCGGGCGAATCTGGTACACGAATCCGATGAATTCCTCCAATCGACCCAACCAGACCCACTGGCGAGCGTCAGCAAGGCTGATGCTGTATCGATTCGCGATCTTTTCGGCCAGTCGCAGATAGGTCGTCGGGCTGAACTGCATTCCGTTTGCAGTCTCAGGAGTCATGATGTACTTGACGGTTGTCGCGTCAGCACAAGTCACGTCCTGCTCAACACTCGTCGAGTTCAACAGCTTTCGCAGACGATCCGCTTCCTGCTCGGAAGTGAATGCGTCCAGATTCTCCGTGTTCATCATGATCGGGCGACCGTAGACAAGGTCGGTCATCTCACGCCACAGTTCCTTGATGTTCTGGAAGTCTGCAGGACAAGTGATCGTCAGTGCCTCGACGTTGATCCATGGGCCAGAGGCACCAGAATCAAATGGAGTCCCGGACGTTGGGCCGGCATCATAGTAGATGTCGTAGGTCGTTCCAGACCGGTTCCAAGTCGTGCCGTATCCGATCAGAGCGTCGATCAAAAGATCTTCGCGGTGCTCGTCATGAGCATCCTTGATCTTCGGGATCTGGCTCATGATGTAGCCGTTCGGATCCTTGCACATGGCTTCACGAGTCACAGCCAATCCAAGACCGCCAGCTTCACCTTCTGGGTGCTGCAGGTAATCGCTGGACAGACCATAGAGCGGTGCAGATTCGAGTTCTCGGACCTTGTGCCACTTCATGTCGCTGAACACGCCGAAGTCACGGAAGTTCTCTCCGCACTCTTCGCGAGATTCAGTCGTCACTCGATTCGACAGCTTGTACTCTTCCTTCGGATTCTCCCGAAGGCTGTGCCGAATCTTGATCTGGGCCATCTTGTTGAACATGCCCGAAGTAATGATGGCTTCCATCGCTTCTTCAGACATGCTGTTGATGCGGTCCCGGTAGTTCGGCCCGAAGTCCTGCTCAAGGCAAGGGATCAGGTCGATGTCTTCCGCAGTGATCGTCTTCGCTTCCAGCAAACCGTTCAACTGCTCGAGAACAACGCTTCCGTGCTTCTTATGGGAAGCCAGAGTTTTCAATGTCAATTGGCGATTCGCCATGGCTGTTTCCTTAGAAACCAAAATAAGAAAGTTTCAATCCACGCCAAACGTGGATGGCGAATTTAAGCCGAGAACTCGACTTCTGCGTAAGCAGTTGCAGTCGGACCTGAGTCCTTCACTGCCTTGAATACGATGTGGCCAGCAGTGCTGCTCTTCACGATCTTGTCGTTCACAAGAGCATTGCTGCTCGCATTCTTCGCGAACGTGAAGCCCTGCCCACGAACCCAAGTCGTCGGCTCGGCAACGCCGCTTGCGTCAACGATCTGGTACGCACGAGTCCAAGAACTTCCGGCTCGGTAACGAGCAATCGGGATCCCATCTGGACGAGCATTGCAAGTTCCGTCTTCCGAATCGATCTCGCCTTGCGCGACGCCTTTGAAAGCAGCCTTTGCATCGACGCGAGTCGTTGCAAGGTCAGTGTTCCACGCCACGTCAGCACTGATTGGCTTTGCGACCAGTCGGCTGTCAGTCGTGTCGGAACCCAGAAAGTCTCCAGTGCAGATATCCACCAGAGTCGTTGGCAGTTCCATTGAGGAACTGTCTTCGTCACGGCAGTATTTCCCGTACTGGTTTCGAACATCAGGACAATTTGGCATGTGCCATCTCCAAAAACATTTGTCAGGAACAATCCCGAGTCAACACCAGGGAAAACTACTTCGCTGCAAGGCCCAGCTCTTTGCCCAAGTCGAAACCTGCTGAACTGCGGCCTGCTTTCGCTCGGCGAGGGGCGGTCGTTTCTTCGACATGCTCCTTCGCTGCGCGAGTGATCTGTTCGTCGTCGCCTTCGAAATCCTCGTCCGTTTCGACGAGCATCGGGGACAACTTACTCAGGACGGACTTCAGTTTCGTCCGGTCCTTCATTTCGCACGCACACTCGACGATTTCCGTCATCAGTGCGGCTTCCAGTTCCACGCCTTCGAAGATCTTCGTGATCTCAGTGGTGACTTCCACCTTCAAAACAGACGCCAGTCGCTCTGATTCCAGTGCGTCCAGACGAGCCTGCAAGTCGGCGGTTGCCTTCTTTGCCTTGGCAAGTTCCGCCTGCTCGGCGACGGTGTCCGTAGACTCCTTCACCAACTGAGCGACGAGATCAGGATGCTTTTCGCGGAGGGTCTTGATATCCAGTTCCATGTCATCTTCCTCGGTTTGTGCCGACTCAAAAAGACCTTCCGCAGTCGCGGGATCAGTCACAATATCGATTGATCGAACGGAACTGATGGACTCCACCAGAACGTCGCCGTTCTGATCCGCCTTCCCAGTCTGCACGCTCGCGTTAATGCTCATTCCGAAGGATTTCGGTGAATTCAGAACGTCCCATACGAATTGCTCCGCAACAGGATGCTTTGGATTGAACCGAATGTTCCCGAAATGCCCGAGACCCGCTCGGTATTCGATCTTCCCTTCCACAACAGCGAACTTGTCCTTGTAGGACCGTGGCGCCGTCGCAGTGGCAGGATGATCGATGTAAATCTTCGCACCTTCAAGGACTGCAGCGCTCTTCCGAACGCCGGCAGTGTCGTAGTTGCGTCGATTTTTTGATCTGAGCCCCAGAAGCTTCACACCTTTAATCAGGCCAGCCTCGCGATCGATCATCGCCTCGGTGACTTCACCGAAGCTCTGCTCGGACTCGAGTGCCTCTTCAGGTTTTCGCTTTGAAAGACTCATTTCGTTCCGCCTTTTCCACCTTTGGGCCTGTTCTTGCCCTTATTACATGAGCACATTGGCTTCTCCTTCGTTTTTAAGAATCCAAAATAACAACTGCAACTGTGTTTACTTAGGAAATCCCTTCGAAACTCCTTTTTCTTTCGTAGGATCCGCTTTTTTCTTCGGTTTCGGTCCCGGTTCGGCATTCGCCGTCGCTGCATGCGGACTTCCGAGAGGAAGTGACTGCTCTGCCGATCGTTCGATCTTGATCTGAGCCTGCTGTGAATCCCGCTCGTACCCTTCGGACGCCAACCAGTCCTTACCTGATAGTTCGCCGGCTTCGTAAAGGGTCTGATTTACTTCGAAGTCCTCCTTGCGATTGCGAGTCTGCACCCGAGGCGGCTTGATGTGCATTCGCACTGCATCGACATCAGCCTCAGTGAGATCCATCACACCTTTGCTTGCCGCATATTTCAACGCCTGCATCAGGATCCGCTCATCTTCTGATACCATCAGGGCCTGCTCGAACCGCATTGCCTTGTGAAACGGGCCTTCTGAGACCAGCGTCGAGGCGAAATTCCCTTCTGACACGTTCGCGGTCAGCATAAACTCCGGCAATTTCATCCCGGAGGCGCACGCGCGCAGCAGATTCACAAGTACTTCGATGTGATTCGTGAATCCCTGACCGGTCGTCGGAAACTCGTAGTGAATCGACTCCGGCTTCGTGACGACTCCAGCCGCAGGCATCCCGAACGTCTCATACTGACCGGCTGACCCTGCACCGGTCTGCTGTGATGCCAGCCACGATCCCAGCTTATCGGCGCCCATGCCTGCCTGAATCGTGCGGATCGCACCGAATGCCGCCTGAAACCCGGAAACGCGCATTAGATTTGACAGGAGCTTCTTTGCCCAGATCATTTCTTCGCGAACAGGCCAGTACAAAGTGTAACCGCGAGGGTCATTCGCCAGGCAATTCCTTTTCCTGTGCTGGACTGTGGTGGATTCCACCAGAGAGACCGGTTCCGGCAGAACGCCCATCGGCGTGACGTAGGCGAGATCCGGATACCACTGATCGTTGATGAAATACTGCACCGGACGGTATCTAATGTCGTTCGTGCGGCGGACGCCGAATAGGTCGATGAACGGCAGTTTCGGTCTCTGCGATTCAGGGTCGCCATCTGTGTAAATACTGGCAGGATCATCCTCGAGGTCGGTCGGCTCTGCGAAATTGGTTCGCAGGATCCCGTCGTCGCTGTAATGCAGCAAATCCCATGCTTCGCCGTGCCGGTCCAGTCGCTGGCTCGTTTCTGATTGACGCTGGAACCACTGGTTTTCCTTGAACCACTGCTCGAGGAACTTCTCCACCTTCTTGACGGAGTCTGACTTCGTGTCCTTCTCGTCGCGGGGCTTCACAGTGACCATGTGCCCTGTGTCGGCGATGTAGTACGAGCGATTGTCCTTCGCGTTCGTGCCCCAGCATACGCGGGACAGCGAATCGCCAAGGATCATCGTGTCCTTCACGTCCTGAATCGTCTCGTATGGATCCTCGCCGCCATGCGGGTACTCATCGCCGTTTTCGTCCGTGCGTGAGTCGGTGCTGCTGAGTTCTTCGAATACCTCACGCGCAGCCTTCGACAGGCTGATCAGCATGAGCTCATTTTCGACTACGAGTGAATTCTTCTGTTCCGGCATAGTATTCTCCTGCATGGAGAATACGGTCTTTATTCGGCGGACGCAATGTTCTGCAGGTTCGTCTCAACGATCGGCTGCGTTCTCGCCTGCTTCCACCATTGGTACGTACTTCGGCCAAAATGCTCAACGACGCCGCCCCACGGAGTGGGGACGAAGCTCTGGCAGCAAATGAAACTCAGCGTCTGCGTGATCAGGAACTTGTACTCTTCGCCCTTGCATTTCGAACATCCGCCGCGAGGCATATTGGTCTCCTACTTCTTCTTGCTTTCTTGTTTCACATTACCGCAGTACGGACATTTCCCGTATTTCCATCCTTTGAACGTGACTGTTTTGCAGTAAGAGCATGGACATGGAACCTTATTAGCAACTGCATTCGTCATTTCTTCTTCCTCAGATTCTCAAAGTGCGTCTGTAAATGAGTCGGCATCTGACATGCCATCTCGAGGCTGTCTGGTCCGTCGTCGTGCTTCCCGACTGCTGCGATTCCGTCGAAATTCTTCAACTGGTTCACCAGCAGTGTCGTTCCCGGATTCTGCAGGAACCGGAACTGCATCTGTTTGATGAATGGATCCAGTCGCCGAATTCGCATCATCTTATTGAGCGAATCCTCCACGGCAATAATGATGTTCCCTGCCTTCAGGAATTTGCTCAGCGCATAATCCGGATGATCCACCGCGTACCGCATGATCAGGTCAATGAACAATGACTGGAACTGCAGGGCTTCGATGCCGATCAGGTCGCCCGAGCGGATCTTGTGGTGTTCCTGATCGCAGAACAGGAACAGGTCTTCTACAATCTCGCTCGGCGCGCGACGTTTCATGTCGCAATCGACGTACTTCAGGTCTTCCGTCGCTGTCACGCACACAATCGACGAATAGTCGCCCTTCTTGATGCTCTTACCCTTCGATGCGTCAATCGCGAACGAATTGAAGCAGCGGCGTGTGGCTGGAGTCGGGTACGAATCGAGATTGCAATAAACGCCCATGAACAGTGTGCGATCCCACTCTGTGTCTGTCATGGACGATGCCAGCCAGTTGCCATTCAGGAACCGCTCTTTGTCCTCCGAAGACATCTGCTCAAGTCGCTGCCTGTATGACGGGTCTGATGCGTTCAGTGCCGCATTATCGTCCAGTGTCGCGCCGATGAATGTGGCTGATGTTGTTGTGCATTCTTTGAGACCTGTCGTCTCGTTCATCCTATACTGAGACTCATCGAACCATTCGAACTGGTCATCGATGTACCGGAAGTGTCGAATGACTCCTGATCGTTCTTTTATTGGGAGTCCTGTCTCCGGAGACAACCACCAATACAAAAACTTGTACAACCAACTGTCATTGTCCGGATTACAGGACATCCGCAAAGTTGGACGTATGCCTGATTTCGAACGGCATCGACCCCAGAGAAACTGCACATACTTATACGGGAACTGAGTAGCTTCGTCGAAGGCGACCCAGTCTAACTGAGCCCCCTGAAAGTTGTTAAGATCCTTATCGAACTGAATCGTCGACAGGGCGATCTTCGCCCCGGACGGGAAGCGAAACTCGGCGCGAGTGTTATTGTACTCACCATCGAGCGGCCCATACATCTCACGGCAGTGATCGAGCAGGCCTCCGGGATTCGCAAGCTGCGGGAATGTGCGGCGGAAGATCGCACCACGAAAGAGGGCGTTTGCTGATGGACCCTGAACATGCCGGAGTGGGTCTAGCGTCAGGGCGTGTGTTTTTCCGGAACCAGCGGCGCCACCGTAGACGACGAATTCGGCAGGAGAGCACAGGAAATCGTACTGGGGCTGCGAGAGGTTCATTTACGGCACCAAACTCCCGTATTCAGTATGCTTTGTACGAGGCGTGACCTGCCTGAACCATGTGGTCGTTCAGGCAGAACAAAACGCCCGTTTCTGCATGAGGCATCCACAAATCGCCCAGCCAGCGACCGTACTTGTCGTTCAGGTTCTTGAATGTCTGGACGCGAACCTCACACCCGGTCGGCACGAGGTTCCTGAGGTAGTCTCGGGCTTCCTTGCCGCCAGGGTGAAACAACTCTGGTGCGTTGATTCGATAGAAGCGAATCGGCTCCACACTGTAGAGCCTCGCGCCCCGGTCGATGTTCAAAGTCATCGTGTCGCCGTCATGAATCGACAACACGGTGGCTCTGTACCAATACTCGAATTCTTTCGGCGGCATAATATTACTCAGTGACTTCTGCCATCGTGACGAACTCGCGACTCACAGGAGTCTGCTGCCAGTCAGGCTTCGATGGGAACTTCGATTCAATCGAAACGCCCGTAATCGCTGCCTTCGGTCCGGATGCTTTCCTGCCTCGTGCGACGGGAATCGCCGACATCACTGCGAACGCCTTCTCCCGAGCCTCTGATTCGGTCTCGGCATTTGTCACGTCGATCTCGACGGTTACATTGAAACGGTACGTGTTGGTTTCTGACACTGGACTGGTTCCTTCGGTTAGTGAATTGAGTCATGGACGCATGACTCTGTGTGGACGGAATGTTAGACAAAGAAATGGTGCGAATCAATAGTTGCCTGCTGCTCGATTGCAAATGTCCAGACATCGAGCGTAACCAGCAATGTCCACAGGGTTGTCTCGCTTCTTCTGATGAGTCTCGCGACTCAGTTTCAGGGCGATCATGAACAGTGCAACCTCACGAGCCTCGAACTTGACGCCCTTCATTGCTGACCACATTGCTGCGGTTCGCTGGAAGTCCTGATCGGGTGGTCCGTACAAAGCATTGCGATCACCCTTCGTGATTCGAAGTGCCTCTTCGAGGATATCTTCTTCCTCCTGATAGATAATCTCCAGTTGCATCCATTCTGCCAAGGCTCTTTCAGCGACAGCGCCTTTCGACGACTGCCAGCCTCGAAGCATGTAAATACCGTCGCACTTCCTGATTGCTGCGAGATCCCTGTCGATCGCATCGGAGAGCGAAAATCCAATCGAGTCGATGTCACTCCAGTCGTGATTGTGGGCGAGAGAAGACGGATCGAAACCAGCTTCTCTGTCGAGATCAGCAGGCGAAATCACAGTGTATCCGAGCTCCTCAAGGTGAGATCTGCCCTTGTCAAACTCCGGGAAGTTAAAAAACTGCTTTCCTCGCATTGGGCCAGCAACATAGATGGTTTTTTTAATCTCTAACATGGGTTCCTCTTTAATGTGATTATCTCCTGTAATGAAGGCCTGCTCTCACCATCCAACATGGACGGCAGTTTGATTTCTGTGCAATAACGCCACCATTTTCGTCGCGGAAGTACTTGCCGTCGAATGTGGTGCGGGGCGGCGGCACCTGACGGTTGCGGACGGCGGGTGGCTTTGGTTTCTTGTGTGGGCGATGGAGTGTATCAGCCAAGGATTCTGATTTGCTTGCTGTCGGAAGGCGTGGGCCTACGAATTTCGATTGGATCGAATTAGCGATGGCCTCCGATCTTGCACTCGCACGCTCCTCAGAGGTGTATCGCGGTGGCGATGCGAGCAAAGGGGACATGAGGATTACGAAGAGGAGGATGACTCGCATTTTGTGCTTTCTACTGGGTCAGGGTACTCGCGGTACAACTCGTAAATTGCCGATGAAACGCCGGATCCGTGGCCGGTAATGTCACTGATAATCGACCATGGTGGAAGACGCTTAAGTCTGGACTTCCATGTCGCATAAGAACACATCAACTCAAGAATCATGTCCTTGTCAGTGAGGATCCTGCGGAATGTTTCTGGATTCCCGCGAAGATGGGAGAGGACTTCGTCGACGGTGGGACGCGATGGCATGATGTGGCCTTGAATTGGGAGTGTTGAAGTACGGAAGTGTAGTCGTTTCTGTAGGCAATTGATATCCACTTTTTGTTTTTCTTGGATTTTTTTTGCCGAGGGAGTTGGTTAGCGTTGCAATGCGACTGGGGCAGATTTCGTCCTTAGATCGATCTTCCGGCGAAATTTTGTGTGCGATATAGCACACTTAGCAGCAGCAGCAGCATGGGCGCGGAAGTTTTCCGGGGGTCCGGAGTGTGCAAGAACACGGGGCGACGATTCACCCCGTGTTCTGCTGGCCGATCAGTCCACCTTCACGGCGAACCCCGATGCCAGGGCCCTTTCTCTCATCGCGTTGTTTCCAGCTTTCAGCCGTAGCCCGCATATTCTTCCATACTTTGCGTTGGTCGCCTTCCGAGGGTTCCAGTCTAGGAAACGCATATCTTGCGTGTCTCCATCGTATGTTAAGAACTCTTTGCCAGCTACTTCCCATGTGCGCGGGATTCGCTGGCTATATGCGTGTCGCCCTGTTTTGCCGTCCTGTTCTCCGAACACAATAGCGACGTTCCCTTCGCCACTATGCAAGATCTCGGCGCATGCGTCTTGGTCCTTCGGGCGCTCGGTCCATGATGCCGTTAGACTGTAGTTGTCCGGGACTGCATTCACCCGAGCATAGAGCTTCGTGTAATCGTAGAACTCACAATCCGGGAACGCCTGCGGTATCGCTCCGAACGATGCCATTTCCCAAGGGAGATCACTGAAGCAATTGAGACGTACTGCCAGCGTTTTTCCTTGCTGGTAAGCCTTGTCCCGTTCGTGTTCTAGTTCTCCCGTGAGCTGCCGGAGGAACGCCTTCCTGTCTTCGCGAAGGAACACGGTCTTGCGAATACGTGCCTCCATGATTGCTTTGAATACTGCGGCCATCCCCACGTTGACATTTCCGACGCAAGCGTCTACGCAGCTTGGGGTTGAATTGGGGCAGTTCGTCGGAAGTCCTGGCGCTGCCGTTGCGGGCGAAAGTGACAACGTCACGATCGTGTAATCGGGTCGATTCAACTCAGATTTTGCGGTCTTGGTGTTTGCTGCCGCAGTTGAAAGAAGTTTCATCGGTACTGTGCTCCATTGGATTCAAGGGAAAGAGCGGTCGCACAATGCGACCGCTCGGTGCTCATCGAGCCAAAAAACTACGTAACGACAATCGTTTGCTCTGTTTTGCGTTCAATCATCTCTTCAGGGATAAGTCCCTGCTTGACGTACGAACTGAAAGAAGCCGGTGCGCAGTATTCGGCGGATCGCTCCGAATACTTCAGTCCGTTCGCCTTGCAAAACTCTACGGCCGTCTCATCGTCGCATGCGCGGCTTATGGATTCTTTTACCGATGGGCTCAAGATCCGGACCTGCCCCCGTACTGCGATTTCCCGACGGTCGCCGATTTCGTCGAGGACTGCGGGGCGAAGCTTCTTCTCTTCTGCTTTCAATTCTTCGAGCTGCTTCGCGAGCGTTGCGAGCCGATCGGAAACGGCGACATAACGGGAAAGGACGGATGTGGAACGGAGATTAATAGTAGCCATGTGTAGAAGTCCTTCAATGTGAACTGAACTGGAAAGAGCCGCGCCGACGTTCGGCGCGGTTGTGGTTACTTAAATGCGTGAAACCCGGTAAACGTCTGCCGTTTTCGTTTTCGCGATTGCTTCGAGTTTCCAGCCGATCGCCTGAAGTGCTGCGGTTACACTTGAAACTCCTGCGCCTCCGGTCTGCCAGACGCTATTTCTCTGATCTGCTGAAAGTTCAAGGAAACGCAAAACGTCTGCCAGCGCCGTCGATTCTTTGCAAAATCCGGTCCCGGAAATATTGCAGCATTTTTCCCCCGCGTAATTTTCGATCACTGGATTGCTTCCCCATGTTTTCGACTTACGCCATTCGATCGTGACTTGTCCGGTTCCGGTGCTGCGGATCGTCTCGCAATATGCTTTCGCGCGTTGTTCGACGATTGTTAATTTGGGTTCTGTGCTCATCGTTTCAATCCTTCAATGTGGTTGTGGTGCTTGTCGATCGTCTCAGAGACGATCTGCCGAACAATCTTCTTTGTGAGTCGTTCCTGTCCGGTCTGGAATGCATCCGATTCAATCCAGTTCCTCGGACTCAATTCGATTTCCACCCATGTGAAGTGTGTGGCTCGTTCATAGTACCTTCGCCGGTATTCAATGGCGTATTCCTTGCCATTGTGTTCAACGGTCTGTAGTGGTCCTTTTACTTGGCGTTCTCTGATCATCGGTGAACTATCCTTTCTTGACGCAGTTCGTCTGTTTCGTTTTTCCCGCGTACCTGATTGCCAGCGTATCGCCTGGTGCAAGCTGCTCCGCGTTTACATAACGTCCATCATCTGCTGAACTCATGTCGCAGATCATAAAATCCTTATTCGCGATGAAGTCGGCGGCAACTGCCTTGGCGCTTTTGTAGTCTCTGCCGTATGCTGGAATGCATGAAAGTCGCATAATTAAAAACCTTCTAATGTGGTACGGAAAACTTCGTTTTCGTTTTCGTCAGCGACCAATTCGGCGACGATCTGATTTGATAGTTCTGTCTGCTCTTCAATTACCTTTGTGAATGACGGATACGAACGAATTGCAGACTTGTTATTTGTGTGCCGATAGTCACCAAACAAAATGAGTGTCTTCGGTGCTGGGTCGCCGATGTGGACGATGTGAAGCCGTCCCGATGCCTGCATTGCGGAGAGTAGTTCTTGGTTCGTCATTTGGTCGAGTCCTTGAAAGTTGTCGTTTTGTCATCTCGCCTAATTACTATAACGTAATCCTAGACAAAATGTTACACGATATTCCGTCAGAATCGGCAAGATTTCGGGAAATAGTTTGAACAGGCTTCGCATATAAGAGGTCAGACTTTTAATGCGGGAATGCCCTACGCGGGGATTCACCATGTGGGGATTCGCCATGTGGGTAAACCCTCGGCCAGCCGGGCGGCTCCGGGGCGGCGGCTCGATGGCTCGGCAGCAGCAGCAGCACTTCGGGGCTCGGTAGCAGCAGCAGCAGCACTTCGGGGCTCGGTAGCAGCAGCAGCATTGACTTCTATGCGTCAACGTGCCATTATGGCGAAACAACCAATCAGCAGGTTGTTCTATTGCTGGCACGTAGTTTATTGGTGTTCGCGCACCGTCCCCGTGGACCAGCGTGGCGCCGATTTCCGACTGCCTTCCACTGGTCTTTTGGGACTTCACCTGCTCGTTCCTGAACTTCTTCGCTCGCCTCGCCCAAGGCAAACCTTACAAACAAGAAGAACCCCGGTCTATGAAGCCGGGGTTTCTTCGTTGATAGACGGCAGTCGCAACTCCACAAAGTTACAGACCCCAGTCACCACCTTGTTCATGCCGCTTTGCTCCCACAGACCACGCTCCTGCAGCAGCAGCATCACAGAGCATTCATTGGCCTCGGTCAGCAGGTCGCAGACGCCTTCGAATGCCGCTGGCAGTCTAAAAGGTGTCCACGGGCGAAGGGCACAGGCACCTCCTTGTCGGCAACACTCAGAGCATTTGTTGCACTCGACTATTTCACTCACCGGCAACCTCTTCTTTCTTCATCATCGGTCGTTCGGTAGAATTTGGAGGCAAAAGTAAGACAATTTGCGGTCCACCACCCCTTCCTTCCGCCATCTCCAGCTTCCCTTCCGCATCGATCTCCAGCTTAATCGCAACGAGGTTCTGCTTCTCAGCCTCCATCAGCAGCGACACAGCCCCCATCCTGACAGTCGGCTTCAGGTCTTCATCCTCAGAGAACCGATAGAGGATATTTACGAGATCCTGCCGCATTCGTGCCGTCGTCGGCCAGAGCGACTTCCCGCCGAATATCTTCCGTCCCACAGCCACGATCTCATGCGGCTTCATGTCATCGAACGCAGACATACGATCCCTCCATCACTGACAGCACCAGCCCAACAGCACCTCCAAGCGTATCGCAGAACTCACAGATTCCACCACTGCTCCTGATCTTCTTCTGCTGGTACTCCTGCATCTTTCGCCGATCGCCGTCCAGTTTCTTCATTTCGATCGCCACGAACTTCCCCTTCACGCACATCAGGATATCGGGACATCCCGTCTTCCCGAAGATCCCGCCCGGATACTTCACTATCCACACTCCAACCTGCTTCTCGGCCCACTTCAGGAAGTCCGCCTGTATTTTCGACTCCAACGAGTTCACTAGGCATCTCCTTGTCGAATTTCCAATAGCCTATTGGGCATGCGAGGAACAACGGTTTCCCTCGAGCATGTTCTACCAGATCGACGACAACGCGGTAATTCCACGACGCCCGAGTGATCGCCACGTACTTCAGGAAGAGATCCTCCCAGAAGTCGGTATCAACTCCCGACGCTCGTTCCGATGAGCTACTCAAACAAAACACATTCCTTGCCTCGGCACCTTTCACACTATGAACGCTCCCGATTCTGATCTTCGGTTCCCGCACCAGTTCAACCCCATACTTCTCGATGGCCATGTCGATCAGCAGAGCAGAGTCCCTTCGCCAGATCTCATCCCGCACGAATTCCACAAAGTACGCCGTCGCACCCCATTCTCTCACATCATTCAGCCCATGCGTCTCCGCGTGTCGGCACTCCATCTTCTTCCATTTTGCCTTTATCCCTCGCTCAAATAGTTCCTTCCCTTCCCACTTCTGCGGGAGTTCATCACAGATCCGCCTCCAATCCTGCTCGGAAATCTTCATTCCATCCCTCAGCAGCCGCATCGTAATCACGAAGGCAATCTTCACCGGAGCCTCCCACCGGCTCTTCATTTTCTCTTGGCAACTCTTCCAAGGTATCCCAAGCTGGTCAAGTTTCCCCTTTATCCTATCCAACGCAAACCACGTCCGCCCGAGGATCATTGTGTCTGTCTTCGCTAGCTTATCCAAGCCCTCCATCATCACTGAACTATCTATCATCCCCACAGTCCCAGCACCTCGCTCAGTGGTAGGGTTTCTCTCCTCATAGTTCCTATCTTGCCTAAGTACCTCTTCCCCCCAAGACAGCACAGACTCCGGGTTTCTCCATGAGCGATTCAGGAGGACTCGCTTCCCTTCCGCTTTTGCCTGCACCTCGTGTGATCGCATTACGCGCCAGTCTGAGCCGGAGAAGCCGTAGACGGCCTGATATGTGTCCCCGAGCATCACGACCTCCTCAGCGGTCTCTGTGAGCCTTGCAGCAGCAGCATCCAGAAGAGCACTGCAATCCTGATATTCGTCGAGTATCCACAGGCGAATCTCGTGTGGAACGGCTCCTTCAGGGTACGCTTGTACAAGATTCAGGTCCGCATCGGCCTGAATACCAGCGAATTTCATGAGAATGTCAGTGAAATCGAGCTTTCCCCAGATACGCTTCTGATCTTCGTACTTGCGGATGATGGCTTCCGTTTCAGGACTGAATTTATTCCCGTCAGGCACCGTCAGCGCTATTTTAAGGTCTTTGGTGCCGTTTCCATCGCATTCTGATGATTCTATTCCTGACCGCCACGTCTCCGTCACTACTATTTCAGAAACTTCGATTTCACTTTTTCCCTTACCTACATAAGGGATTTGAATATTACTATCCATTAAGTCATCACTCAAAATGCTTGTTTCGCTCCGTCGAAATTTCTGTACTGTTTGTTTACAAAGGATTTTATTTTTCAAATCCTTATAGGGTTTAA